TAGTTGGGATAATCCTACTAACAGAATTTCTTCCAGACAAGATTGGGTTCAAAGTCTTCAATTACAACTTCTAACAGTCTCTCTACCTAATTCTAATTATAATTGGCCTAATCCCAAGGGTACTGTAAGATTAGTTGATTGGATACAAGCTTCCATACAGCAAGGTGGCTTAGTTCCTATAAGTAATAGCTGGGTTAATCCAGGTATTCCTGTCTATAATTTAGATTTACATACTTGGATACAAAGTCCACAAGTACCCTCAGTTGTATTAACTACACTTAGATCTCCCTCTATTTTACGTATATGGTCTAAAGACCCTGCTGTAAGTATAAACTCTCAAAATAATTATGTAGATTATTTTGTAATAGATCAGACTAGTCCTTTCTTTCAATCTGATTGGCCTAATCCGATTGTAGCTACTCCAGATATTGATTTCAAGACTTGGATACAGAATTTATCTAAGTTTATAGTTCCCGGTACTCCGGTTGTTAATATAGATTGGCCTGTACCTAAAGGTAAGATATCTGCAATCAGGTATCATCTGGATCCTGTAAAACTTGAATTAATAGGTTTAGATAAGTTTTATGGATTGGCAGGTAAGCCAAACTATAACTGGCCTAATCCGTGGGGAAGTTCTTCAAATGACTTACGAGGTTTAACAGAACCCGGTCTGTCTTACATAACCTTCATTCCACCCCCACCTCCTTTAAGCATTCAAAATCAACCTACTCCTCTAACTTCTTTTATGACATTCGCAGGATTATACAGAACATAATGGAAAATTTCTTTCAAGTTAATATAGGTCAACTTGCTGTTGTTGTATCTATTCTATTAAGTGGTGTCTTTTTTGTTAGGGATATTAAATCTGATGTTGCTAGACAAGCAGAGATGTTGAAAGGTGTTGAAATTGAACTTGTTAAATTACGTGAGGTTGTAGTTGCATTGGCCAGACAAGAAGAACGTTTAACTGCAATGGATCAACGAATGTTATTACAAGGTCTTAGGATTGATAAGTTGCAGAATGGGAAATAAGTTTCTTGACCAGGAAGAAAATTAAATTAACAGATGAACGTTATCAACGACGTTTAATTGCTGAAAGTGATTTGGAAAGTTTTATACAGTTAGTACATCCTAATAGACTATTAGGAAACATACATAGAGAAGTTATACGTTGGTGGACTAGACCAGATCATAAGAACCATCAGCTTCTTCTACTTCCAAGAGATCATATGAAATCTGCTATGATGGGGTACCGTGTGGCATGGGAAATAATTAAAGATCCAACTATTAGAGTTCTTTATATTTCTTCTACATCCAATCTAGCTATTAAACAGCTTAAGTTTATCAAAGATATTCTTACCAATGATACAACCCGCCTCTTTTGGCCAGAATTAGTTAATAAAGAGGAAGCTAATAGAGAGAAGTGGACAGAAAGGGAAATCTCCATTGACCATCCGAAGAGGAAAGAAGAGAGTGTCCGCGACCCGACTATATTCACCGCTGGGCTTACTTCAAATATTGTTGGGATGCATTGCGATATCGCTGTCTTGGATGATGTCGTTGTGGAAAGCAATGCCTATATGGAAGATGGTCGCGAAAAGGTTAAAGACCAATATTCGTATCTCTCGTCTGTTGAAGGGGTAAATGCACGAGAATGGGTAGTTGGTACTAGGTACCACCCTAAAGACTTATATAATGATTTGATGTCTATGGAGGTTGATGACTTTGATGAATTTGGCAACAAGATTAGTTCTATTTCCTTATTTGAAGTATTTGGAGAAAAAGAAGATGGACAACTTGATTCCAGAAAGATCCAAGTTGAAAGTATCGGAGATGGCTCAGGAGAATTCCTCTGGGCAAGACAACAAAGATCGGATGGTAAGTGGTTCGGTTTCGACACCAAGATCTTGGCTCAGAAGAGAGCACAATACATTAACAAAACTCACTTCCGGGCACAATACTATAACGATCCGCACGATGTCGAGTCGTCCCCCATCAAGAGAGATCTCTTCCAATACTATGACCAAAACTACTTGTCCTGCAGAGACGGTAGATGGTTCTTCAAAGGTAAACGACTCAATACCTTCGCCTCAGTTGACTTCGCTTTCAGCCTTGGTAAAAAAGCTGACTATACCGCCATTGTGGTCATAGGAATAGACGGTGAAAACAACTACTATGTCTTAGAAATAGATAGATTTAGAGTTGATAGACCATCTGAATATTTCAATAAGATATTAAAACTCTATAACAAATGGTGCTTTCGAAAGATCCGAGCAGAAGTAACTGGCGCACAATCGGTTATCGTTAAAGATCTCAAGGAAAGCTACATCAAACCTTTAGGGCTCTCTTTAGTTATAGATGAGTTTAAACCACATAAGTTTTTAGGTTCTAAAGAAGAACGCATCATAGCAGCACTGGAACCTAAATATGCTAATAGGCAAATCTGGCATTACTTAGGGGGAAATTGTCAGACATTAGAGGAAGAACTTATTTTTACTAATCCTCCTCACGATGATTGCAAAGATGCTTTAGCTTCCATAGTTTCTGCTGACTTTGCTGTTCCACCTAATAATTTCTTCTCACATATGAAAGCTCAAATGTCTGCATTTCAATTCCATAGTAAATACGGAGGCGTCCAATAGTGACTAGTCTTGTAAAAAGACTGACTAGTCAGGTGGGTTCCAAACAACTTGCTGTCAATCTTCTAAAGAAAAGGGGGCATTTGAATTCTTCTGGTAAACTTACTAAGGAGGGTAAGAAAAGACAATCTCTAGGGGCTGCAGGACGTGCTAAAGATAGAGCGGCTAAGTACAGTGGAAATAAATCTTCAGATTATAAATACAATAAAAGAACTAATATAGCTACTAAGAAATGACTGGGAAAGTATTAGAACTACATAATGTTATAAGTCCAGACTTACTGGCTACTCGTCTGACTGAAAGATACGTGCAGTGGGATCTTTTACGCCGTCCTAAAAAGAATGATTGGGAGGAAATAAGAAGGTATGTCTACGCAACAGATACGACGTATACGACGAATGCTCAGCTCCCTTGGAAAAATAAAACGACTGTACCTAAGCTCTGCCAAATCTCAGACAATCTTTACTCCAACTACATTGCTACGCTATTTCCCCAAAATCAAAGGAAATGGTTAGTTTGGGAAGCGAATAACAAAGATTCTGCTGATGTCTCTAAAGCAGAAGCCATTACTAACTATATGTCTTGGTGTATAGATCAACCATACTTCAAGCATGAAATGGATAAGTTGATCCTAGATTATATCCATTTTGGAAATGCTTTCGTCACAGTGGAGTGGTTAGATAAAAGAGTAGAGCAACCAGATAAAACCCAGGCTGGTTTTGTTGGTCCAATGATCAGACGTATATCCCCCTTGGATATTGTCTTCAATCCTACCGCAGAGAACTTCGTCTCTTCTCCTAAGATCATACGATCTATTATATCTATGGGAGAACTCAAAGATCTATTAGATAGATTGTCTAATGATGAGAACAGACATGCTTACGAAGAGTTATATAACTACCTCAAGAATATACGTTTCCACGCCCGTACCTTCCAAGGAGATTGGATACAACAGGACCACCTCTATGCAATGGATGGATTTACCTCGTTTAGAGCCTATCTTATGTCAGACTTTGTGGAGGTACTTACCTTCTACGGAGATTGGTACGACTACATAAATGATACTTTCGAAAAGAATAAGGTGATAACAGTTGTTGACCGTCACAAACTTATTGATAACAAGCCTAATCCCTCTTACTTTGGTTACCCTCCTATCTTCCATTCTCCTTGGAGAAAGAAGCAAGATAATCTATGGGGTATGGGGCCTCTGGATAATCTGGTGGGTATGCAATATAGGTTGGATCATGTCGAGAATATGAAGGCTGATGTCTTCGATCTTACTACATACCCAGTACAGAAAGTTAAAGGTTTCGTTGAAGAGTTTACTTGGCAACCAGGTGAAAAGATATTCATAGGTGACGAAGGGGATGTTGAGATGCTCGTCCCGGATGTCAATGCTCTTCAAGCTAATATGGAACTACAGCGTTTGGAGTCCACCATGGAAGAAATGGCTGGATCTCCCAAAGAAGCTATGGGCTTCCGTTCTCCTGGAGAAAAGACTAAGTATGAAGTTCAACGCCTAGAGAATGCTTGGTCTCGTTTATACCAGAATAAGATTA